GAGATCAGGTCCGCATACTCGCGGATCTTCTTCAGGTGGCCAGCAGCTTTCTGGTTGACCGCCTGGAAGTTGTCGAATGACTTGCTCGCGAATCGCTCAGGGATCCCGCTGTTTCTAACCAGCGCCTCGATCCTTTGACGACACCGCTCCAGCTCGCGCTCTTTGCGTTCCTGCTCTGCCTTTTCATCGTGGCGGATAATTGCGCACTCAGGGCAGCCGGCCCAGCCTTCAGAGCGTTTGCCGTTGCCCGAGAAGTGAACATTCACGAAATCGCCGTGGATCTCACAGAGCCCAGGCTGGCGATCATCGACACCCATGGCCTTATTGATTCGCGCCTCAAGCGCGTCCATTTCCTCAGAAATTGGCTGCGTCATCGGACACCCCCTCAATCAATCCTTCGCTGTAGTCGCGTTCATCGAAGCCGGTATGGCGGCTCTGCCTCTGGATCTGATGAATCTCTGCGGTAGGCTTCTGCCTGCCCATCCATCCGTTGAGGAACTTGGTCATCCCTCGCTTGGTCTTCCGCCTGGAAGGGGCAGCCACGAGCCAGAGTCTTGCGCATCGGAGATGGTGCTCAACATCGAGCTTTCGGTAGGTGTCTTTGAGCTTGTCCACAAAATCTTCAGGGACGATGTAATCGCTTCCGTCCTTAAGCGGGAAATCTCGAACAACATCCGGATCAACACTGGCTGGCGAATCGTCGCCAGACGTTGAGCCTTGTTGTTCTTCAGGGATCAGGGATCCGGAATCAGGAATCAAGGAATCAGCAGGATTAGAACCGTTCTCATGTCGTCCTTGTTCCGTTTCTGTCTCGACTTGATCCGTTCCTTGGTCAAGCTCCTGCTTTACATCTGGTTTTTCTTCGGGCTTTGCCCTGGCTGAAACTTCCTCCGGAGTAGGAATATTGGTTCCCCGGAGCACTTCGTTCTTGTGCGGGTTCTGGTGTTTCTCAAACTTGCAGATGTGCAAATAGTGAGAACCGTTCTCATGATACTTTTGGATGAAACCGCCACGTTCCAGTTCCGAAAGGATGAACTCAATATCTACGTCATCGTATGGAAGTGCCTGGACCTTCAGCTTGGCCGGCTTGTATTCAATGTTCCCTTTGAAGTCTGCCAGCATCCACAAATGCGGGAACGCAATCCGTGCATAAGGATCCAAGGACGCCAGTTCATCGTTCTGAATGATCCCCGGCTTGATGTTCCTAGATCTCGGCATCAGAACGCCCTCCTGTTCATCCGGCGCTCACGCTCTTTTAGGAGCTCTCTGTTAAGCTCTCCCTTGGCGCTGGCATACTTGCTGGCAACGGCCTTGAATTCACTGCTGCCGGCCGGCTCGAGTTCTACGGCGGCCCATCGGAGCCAGACAAGGAGTCTAAGGCGGAGGATGTGGGCCTTGCGTGTGATATCGTTCATGGGTAAACTTCCTCTATCACGTTGTGATCAAGCCCGGTTAATGGTTGGTAGCCTGCCGGGCTTTTTTGTGTCTGCTATGCAGCTTTCTTCATGCGCAGACGGCGAACGCGGTTTGCCTTGCGTTGCTTTCTCAGTCTCGCTAGTTCGTCCCGCTCAACTGGACCAGTGACAATCCGGCAAGGGAGTGCTACCCGCTCCGTTTGAGCGTCAGGTGCCGCCACGGAGTACCGAACCAATCGCCCTGATCCGTCATACTTGCTGTTGCCGTAGAACTTACTGACGGCCTTCTGAGCCTTGCGTTGGGCTTCGGCGCGGTGCTCGTTGGCGTGTTCCTGCCTCATGATCCCGGCCGCCAATTGCGGGGCCAGCATGGCGTTTACCTGCTGATCGACTGCCTGGAAGTATTCGGGCGAGCCGAATCTGATTGGGTCTGACATAAAGCCTCCTGAAACTGTGGCCCCTCGCGGAATGAACCCAGGGGCTCTGCATTTATGAGGTTCCGCGTACACCGCAATGCAGCTTGCGGCGATCAGCGTCGGTATTCGGGCTACCGGTGGCCTCCGGTTTCACTACATGGCTGACCTCCCTATCCGGTTGAAATCAGTCTCATGAACAAATCGGCTTCCGTCGTCACCGCCTTAAGCCCTCGCGGGGCAATGCCCCCAGGGCTCTAGCCAATGGCCAGCTACTACTACAAGTTCGCAACCATCGTTGCTGTGATGCCCTACTTCGCCCCGCGTCATCGGTTGCCCTAATACGGTTGTGGCTTTTCATCGCATCTGGAAAGATTGGTGGAGTGCGGAGGAATCGAACCTCGCTTCGACTATCGGGCGCGCTTTCCCGGAGCCAGCAGCCATGCCACGTCACCCCATAAACCCTTCCAGATACCTGCCGGTTACGAGCTCCGGCGCCAGTGTTAAGCCCTGGCCGATTATCGAGAGCTCTAGAAACCCTCCACACGTCGCTGATGCGCCGGCCGGGATCTCCCAACCCTTCGCATCTGCGGAACCCTCTGGCGTGATTTGGCGGAGTCGAACCGCCTATCCACAAATCACATCCCGTAGGCCGTGTACTTTGGCTTTCCGGGCGCTGGCCAGCCTTTACCAGAGGGCTCCCAGATGCGGACTGCTTACGGCAGTCAATCGGGCCTCCCCGGTCCTGGCGGGGAACTCCCTAAGAGCCCTTGCGGACCCCGTGCAGGTCATCGAACCTTGCTCCTTCACCAGATCTCGGCCAACGAGCGGGAATCGAACCCGCCTGCTCTGTTGCGGTGGCCGGAGGCGACAGTTGCCCGGCCTTACGCCTATTTCCCGCATCCCCGAAAACACCAGATCATCGGTGGCCAACCTCCCTGATGCCTTCGGGGATGCGCCCTGCTTCCAGGGCAAAACACTTTCCCCCTTTTTAGTGATCTAAAATCCCTGCCGAATGGCTAATGTTTAAACAACAGCTCATGCAGCGTTTTCGTGAGTAGGCCGAGAAGCCTTCAGGGCTCCCCCGGTCATAATTTCGATCTGCCACTGACGGCCATGAGGAATGCCGTCTTTCCACTGGCTGATCGCGCCGGGTGTAACGCCCAACTTTTCGGCCAGTTCGGAGGGCTTCGCTTTGAAATGTTCAAGTACGTCAGTCAATGTCACAGGCTGTCCTCCAAGTTACTGAGGACAGTTTAGTATGCTAAATCAAGTAGCGCAAGAGGGGCAATACATACTAAACCCGTTCTTGGATAGTTTTGAGGACATGGAACTATCAGAGCGTATTCAAAGAGCAATAAAGGTCGTCATCGACTCGGGGCGCATGCAGAAAGACATTGCGGATTACTGCGGCGTGTCACCGGGATCGGTGACTCAGTGGAAGAACGGCCAGACCAAGAACCTTAAATTCGACAACCTTTATAGGCTTGCTGACTTAACGGGGTTCTCTGCCCGCTGGCTCGCCATAGGCGAAGGCCCGGAGCGAAGCGTTGAATTACCTGGCGTACAGCTCACTTCTCATGAATCCGCCCTACTCTCTATCTATCGGGATATGACGCAGGAACAACAGGAGATGTTGTTCGGTGTAATTCGCGGCATGAAAAGTGTTGAGTCTATTGATCGACACCCAAAGAAGCAGGACAAGAAGAGCAATCGGGCGGCAGGATAGTCAGTTTATGTGGCTATCGTCCCTGCTTGTCCTGCTTCGTCAACGACTGCCCCAACCGAAAATACCTGCGCTACCAGGAACATTGAGTTTGTGATTTAGCATACTCAATTATTTCTTGACCTTTTGAGTTTAGTTTACTAAAGTCTGTTCATAGACATGCTAAACAAGAAAGGGGAAAGAAATGATCACGACGCAAGTAAACGGTAGAACTTTTGTCATCGATGGCCAGGGCGAGTTTTCCCCAGCCGAAGAACAGACCCTGGAAGACTGGCTGCATGCCATGAAGGCTCTGGACGCTGCACAGAAGCGTCACCGCAGCCCTGAAACTGTGAACACCCACCGTAAGCATATCCGGGAAAAGACTGCCTGCAGCAATGGTGAGGGCGTTCTCGTGTACTGCTTCAGCAAAGACTACATCCGGGCGCTGATGCTGGCACTGAGCATTTCCGGCTCTGGCGAACTGCTGAGAAGCAAGCCGGCCTCCAACCTTCAAGGCAAGCCGGTTGCTGTCCGCTTTCAGATTGGCCGCAAAGAGATTCCGGGGGTGATGGCATGAACTCCCCGGCACCAGTGATGAATTACTGCGCATTTTTGCCTAACGGTAAAGCCCAGTTCGATTTCCGGGCCCTAAAGGATTTTGGCTACACGCCGGGCCAAGTCGAGCAGGGATTGATTGCTGCAACGAAGTCCGGATCGGTATCGATTCGCCCAATTGATGGCATCGACCCAGCGCGAGGCACCGAAATGTGCCGACCTGAGCCGATGCAAGGGAGCCTGCTATGAACCACCTCGACACCCAATTCCACCGTGCCCAGGCACGACTCAAGAGCAATACCCTGCGAGCGTTGTTTCGGGGGCAGTCAGAATTCGCCCCCGCTTTTTACCGCGCTGCAACGGGTGACGCGGGGTTCTACGAAATCCCGGCCTATCTGCGCAAGCGGATTCACACGCACGACTTTGATAACCGCTGCCGGGTTGCTCAGTACGCGGATCGGGTTCGGGCTCACATTCAGGAGATGGCGGCATGAGCCAAGTCAGCGAAATGCAAACCCTGTTCAGCCTGGTCGCGCACATCGACGACCACTACGCAGCTCAAGCCGATGCGCAGCCAGACTGGCCGCACCGCCAGGTGGTGATCACCGTGGACGAGGGCGGTAAAACCCTCTACGCAGCCACGCTGGAAATTGACAGCCCGGCGCTTGAAGCAAAGGCCCGACTGATCCGGCACGAACTTGAGCAGATGATTGCTGGGTGTGAGTTGCCGATTTTGGGAATGGAGGTGGCGGCGTGAGCCTTCAGAAACTGAAAGAAATTGAAGATCAGGCGAATAGTGCGCGAACCAAGTCCCGCGTCCTCGACGGGGCCGCATCTGACTTGGCCAGCATCCGCAAAGGCCCGCACTCGCTCACCGGGGCGATAGATAAGGTTTTCGTATCGTGGAGGTACGGAGCTCAACTGGCCGCAAAGGATGAGCTTTACGAAGTGATTAATGAGATGGCCTCTGACCTTTACCGGATTGCGGAAATGCGACTGGCAGCCAAGGCCCGATTTTACAGGGTCGAGTCAGCGCAGAAGCAGGCAATAGTTACAACCTCGATCCTGCCGCTGCCCGAACTGGAAGAGGAGCCGGTGCTATGAACACCTCAATCCACGCCACCAAGCTGGAAGACGTTGAAGTCCTCAAAGGTAGCAGTCAAGGCGTGGCCTGCTTCGCCGAACAGCACGGACGCAATGGAACGCTGAGCATGTTCTTTGATTCTGCCGACGACTGTCAGGCCGCTGCCAATGGTCTGGCGAGTCTGGCGAAGCAGATGCGGAAGCGGGAGGTGGCGGCGTGAGCGATACCAAATTTACTCCGGGGCCGTGGGTGGTGAGTGACACCCATCCTAAAAGGGCTTGCCTCTATATCAGTTCTCCAGAAGACCTCTGGAAGACTGGAGATGTAGCGACGGTCTACTGCGCTGGTGCGGGCACACACGAGCAGGACGCCCACCTGATAGCCGCAGCGCCGGATATGTACAGCTTGCTGGATAGGCTTTTCCACGAATGCTCAGAC